GTGTATCACCGTTAGCGATATGGTCAATCAGTAAATCTCCATAGATTTGTCCATTCATAGCCTGAGTTGAATTCTCGTAAATATAAGAATCAACGCTAATCGGGAGTTGAGAAACAGATTCGATACTGTCCACATTTTCGATTCTGCTGGTAAGATCATCCAAGAATCCTAAGCATTCATCATCATCGCCTTCAAATTGATCATAATAATAAACACAAGGATCCATAAATTCGCTTCTGTAGTTTACTGAGCCGTCTTCGTTATCTGGATAATTTCTGTAATTAAACCAGCCACCTTCTCGTGCCCAGAAATCTCCTTCATGGTCATCTCCCATAAACCAGAATGGGCCATCTTTTATAAAAAGCCTATCCAGAGTGAGGAGCTCGTCTACATTGTCTGCATGTACGCTTAGATTATATCTAGGCAATAGACCTTGATCATTTGTTACATAGATACCCATTCCAGGTTCTGCTGCTTGATACAAGAAACCGATTTTGTTTCCATAAAATTTTCCAAGTAGCATTACCCAAAATGCAATATTCGGTCCCCAAGCATCAAGAATTGTAACTTGGAAACTATTGTGTGTCACGTCAGGTTGAATAAATTCAAAATATCCTCTCTGGGTTACGTCGATATAAACGCCATAATATGTAGCTACATCAACTAACCAGAGATCACGGTCGTAACTCCATGGATTTTTAATAAGTCTAGGATAAAGGGTTTGTGCTTCCATCAGATGTCTGTGGAAGTCTTGAATTGCTTGTTCACCTCCTTCATTAGCATAAAAGGTGATGTGGGTTTCGCACCAATTAGGCATACAAATTCCTCCTTAAATAAAATCGTGTAAGGAACTGATCCTTACACGATTATGATATACAACTTACTCAGTCTTTATGAATGTCTCTCTAGTTATGAATTTGTCTCTAGATATATGCTTCTTGATCTCTTCACCGAAGCTATTCTTTCTAATAACCAAATTGTTTGCAAAATAGAAATACTTTTCTTGATATCCAGTGTTATCCCAGTAATCAGATATGTTACCTTTGGAATTGTATTTGCATTTCCATTCATATCCTCTATTGTCGCAGAATGACAACGGCCTACTGGAGTTGTCATATTCAACCCAGTATTCATATTTATCATCACCGATATATGTACATGCGTAGATTATATCGCCACGTCTATTACGTCTTATCTCTGGATCACGATTCTTGGTTATATCTTGCATAACAGAATCACTTACTGGAGCTTGTTTAAGCTCTACTGCTGGTTGGCGTTGCTGTTTGACTCTGGCATACTGATGGTTATTGTAATTGGATTTTTTATTATTATTGCCGCCATACCTAGTATGATCCTTACGATTACGAGTTTTGCCCATAGTAACCCTCCTTATGGATTTATTTATAATGAAGTTAAAGATAGGGTAGTAAACAATTTGTAAAAGTACGTGTCTTCAACTATATATAATAATAGTGATAGGGGACAGGACTAATAAGCAGGCCCTTATCAAACTTATAGGCGGACGCACTATGATCCGTCAGCGAAGGCCAAGCTGACAATCATGTGCTAAATTTCAAGAATGCTCCGCCAAAAATACAACGAAAGGAGAATTTCATGAAAAAGAAATTCACAAGACTTAGGACATTCGTCGGGGCTGAAGTAGCCCCTACATCTAATGGCTAATGGAGAGCAACCATAGATGTACACCCGTGGGAAATACCCTGACACGTTAAATGCAGGGGAGAGATTGATCGGCTGGCTGCGGTTCCAAAGATCGTCTCGTAAATCGTTTCAAGGAGGTAATAAAAATGAAACGATCATAATTCGTTGGGGCTGAAGTAGCCCTCGTATCTGTGCTGTGGTCGACCACGGATACGCCAAAATAAGACCAATTCGCCTGGCCTGCATAGGTCGGCACGCGCACAGCCCGCCGCTGTCTGCACACCTGACTCCCAGACTGGGACTTGGATTGACAGCGGTGCGGGCTGACTTTGACAGATACTGGGGGGGTGGCACTCCTCCCCCTCTAATTTTTAATTAGTTTAATTAAGACCCCATCGAAATGGGGCCAGGCATATTGCCTGAAATTAAGAAAGGTGGGAGGGGCTAGTTTAGCCCTTTCTGCCAAAAACAAAATGCAAAACAAAATGTAAACACCCAGTAGCCGACTCGATCTAAGCGCTGGGTAAGCAAGTATTGAGAGAGTGAGAAGATAAGCTGGATCGAGCACGCTTATCTTTTTTGAGTAAATAGTGAGGGCAGCATTATGCTGCCCTCACTTTATTAGCCTTCTTTTTTAGCAACTCTGATGCCAGCATTGATAAGGTTACAGAGTTGATCATTGCATCTCTTGAGCAGACCGCAGGATACATACTTCTTGGAATGCTCAATCAGACCCTTGTTGACTTCGTCACACTCGATAACAACGACAACATCATCGATATCAATGCTGTTAGCCTCGCAGATATTACGGACAGCTTCTGCATCATCGCTGATACCATTGTCTTCCATATAGATATCGAGAACACGGCTGTCAATCAGATAAGCCTCGCAGTTAGCGCCACATTCTTTTTTGCAGACAGGAACAGCATCGACTGTCATAGAGAAGTCTTTGAGATCACCAACTGTCTTGTCAAAGTTATGACCAGATAGTGTATCTTGGAAAGAATCGCACATCTCATTACACTCTATCTTAGTTGTTGCAGCCTTCTTAGAGGCAGCGGATTCGATAAGAATACCGAACACTCTTTCATTCATACTCATGGTTATATCCTCCTTATACAATAGATCTTAGCATGTTCTCAGTGATTTCGTAGATGCTATCTACGCCTTTGGTTCGCTTACAAGACATTACATTATAAGCGAAATACTTGCCATCCATAGATTGTAGGATAGTCAGATCTCCATACTCTCTTAGCAAGCGATTCTTATATTCATACTTGACTGGATCAAGCACGTCAAAGACTATTGGCTTTTTGCCGTTAGATACAGCTTCCATTTGATATTGTAGTGTAGCTGCTATACTATTGTAGTTCTCTTCGATCCTGTCGAAATCAACCTCTTCCAGCATAGCACTGAAGTCTAGCTGATCATCTGTCAGGATTTGATCGAACTCTGTTACTAGACATGGTAGATATTGATAATCTACATATTGCCCAGATTTGTAGGTCTCGTAGAGTTCTCTTAGGATTGCTTCTGAATCATTACCTATATACTTATAGATTGTGAAGTCACAATCTTCAAGTAGCTCTTTACTATTGACCTTTTTGAGCTTGCCTGTCTTCTTATCTCTTGCAACTACAGTATCAGTTGCTATGTCGTTAGAGATTGCAAAGCCAGTTTCAAATGTATTTCTATTCATATAGTTAGTAATGAATACATTACCATTCTCTGAATCTAAGCTAGGAATACCGCCTATTGCTGCAATTGCTGTATTCTCATGGATTCTAGAGATTGTCTTTGGTTCTGTATCATTCATATATGCATCTTTAAGTTCTGCAAAGATAGTAAGCAATTGAACAAAGTCATTATTGGTGAGTCTGATATAACTGTATACACCTTGATCTGTAATAACTTGTTCTTTTGCTAATTGCTTTGCTCTGTATTCTGGCATGTCACGGTTATTTCTATTGTCACCGCCGTCTTTAATATCGAATACTAGATTATATGGCAGATAGATTGCATCGGTAATCCAAGTATGCTCTTTACCATCATATTCATAATAGATAGTCGGACCAGGAGTGAGTAGGTCACCAGAATCTAGATGCAATACAACATCACAAAACTCTAGAAATTTCTTTTCATAACTACCGACGTAAGTTTTGTATGTTCCGTCAGACCATCTATATCTACCAGAAATGCTTCTATTAGCAAGCATCTTTTCTTCTTGCCATTGCATATCATCAAGTAGAGTGGTCTTGCCATATACACGTAGCATATTGTCTTTGTAATTCTCTCTTGCTTGTTGTTTGCATTTATCCGAGCAGTATGACTTATATCTTACAGAATTCTCATCCCAATCGGTAGGCTTTTTACAAATTCTACAGATACCTTGTCCTGCTCCAATAGGCTCTTTCTTATTACATAGATCAAACACAATTCTATTTGCAGTATAACCTTTATCTGGATTCAGCATGTCATCATGATACTTGTCAATATGACTAGCTAACTTATCTCTTTCAAAAGACTTGCTACAAAAAGGACATCTATGCTTTCTTATAGTAGCCATAATAGTCCTCCTTTCATAGTATTA